ATCTCCACCTCGAGCACCTCTTTCTTCACGAGCACGGAAATCGCCTTCATGACGGTGGGCGTCGGGAAGCGCATGCCGAACGGCGCGTGGCGGCATCGCGCGTCGATCTCGTCCTCGCGGATGTGCCCGGCCTCGATGATCTTGATGATCCGCGCGTGCACGAGCGAGAAGTCGCCGCGCGCGGGCGTTGAAGTGCACGCTGATGCGATCATTGATCACCTCCCATGGCAGGGACTCCACGCGGTTCCCCGGCGGCTCCCTTCGAGTCTCGGAAGAAGCGGCCGATCATCTGGTGCTCGCGGAACTTCTCCAGGTACCACGCGTGCACGATCTCCCGCACGAGCTCCGACTTGTCCCTGCCCGAGGCGCGCGACACGGCCTCGAGCATCTGGTCGCTCTCGGAGGTCAGCTTCGCCCGGCAGTCTCTGAGGTCCGACATCTCGTCTGTGGCCACGGTTCCTCGCGATTGCTGTTGTTGTTGGCGGGGTGGGAGGTGGGTCCGATCGGCTACCGCTCGATCACGCCGGCCGCGCACGCGACGCGCACGAGCTCGATGCTTGGCACCGCGCGAAGCGACATGCCGTCGCAGGCGGGCGCGATCTCGACCAGGTTGTCGTCGCGGATCATCGCGAGCAGGTGCGGGGCGTGGTCGACGCCGGTTAGCGAGGCGAGGATTCGACGCACGAGTTCGAGCGCCGGGCGCAGGTCGACGGTGATCGCGGAATCGCTGGCCACGTCAGGCGGCCTTTCGTTGAGGGGCGGCGGCCCGCTCCCGTGGCACGATGGGGTTTCGACGCCAACCATCGCTCACGAAAGGGGCCGCCATGGACGAACAGGGTCTGGAACAGGTCGTCTCGTCACTTCTCGACCTGCACCAAGAAATGGATCGGAAGGTCAACGCGATCGGCACAATCGCGGTCCGCGCGGACTCGGTGAGCGTCGCGCTTGCGAAGCTGTGCATCGCGACCGTCGCAGCGCTCGGGAAGTCGGGAGCCGTCAAGGGCGACTCCCTTTCAGAGCTGATTGCGCTGGCGAAAGAGGCCGCAAACGCCGGCGCAAGCTGACGAGCTCGCGCAGGAGGGTGCGATATTCGGCTCTCCTGCTCCTGAACGCCGCACGGAGCTCCGCTCGTTCTCGCCTAGCGCGCAGGATCTCACTCCGAATTTCGGAGACGAGGTCGCCCATGTCACGCCACCTTCGCGGAATCGCGAAGCACGGACCAGTCGACATCGGGTCGGAGATCTTCACAGCGAACGGCGCCGGCGGTGGCACGTTCGATCGCCGGGCAGTGTTCCGCCGGGACCGACTTCCGCTGCCGCCAATTCGACACGGCGCCCTGAACGACACCGCATTGCGTCGCAAGAGCGGATTGACTTCCGACGATGCTGATTGCGCGGTCAAGGTGTTCCATGGCCGTATCTGAACACGAATGTGTTGTTTCGGTCAACACCTGTGTGTTTCCCCAATGCGGTGGAATCACCGACATGGAGACGTTCGGCCAACGGGTGAAGCGATTGCGCGAGGCGCGCGGCATGACGCAGGCGGATCTCGCCCGTCGCGCCGGAATGGCCGGACAGGCGGCGATCGGGAACATCGAGAACGGGAACCGATCGGGAAGCAGGAACCTGGCCAAGCTCGCGAAAGCGCTGGCGGTCAATCCGTATCATTTGGAGACGGGAGAGGGCCCCGAGACTTCATGGTCCCCGGAAGCGATGGAGCTGGCGGCCCTTTTCGACGCCGCGCCGCCGGAGGAACGGCCACGCCTCAGCCGCGTTTTCAAGGCCGCACTCGGACCGGCGGTTTCGGATGCCGACGTCGAGGCGAAGATGCCCATCACGCGCACGAGCCGCGCCGGCCGGAAGCCCTAGCCAAAAAAATTTCGCCGGCGACAACACAAACGTGTTGACACAGGAAAACACGTATGTGATTATCCCGTCACGCCGTGCACTTCGCGGCCCGTGCCGGCGCGGATCACCGGCGAGGACAGAGGGGAAGCGATGGCGACGAAGGCGATCAACATCAAGCCGGTCCGGTATCCGACGCAGTGCCTTTCGGCGTACTGCGGCGACATCCCGTCGAGCGACTCGTGCAAGCAGTGCCGGCACCGGCCCGCGCTCGACGCGTGGAAGGCGTTCCAGGCTGAGATCAAGCGGGCGGCCAAGTGATGGCCGTCGTCATTCAGCCATTCGGCGCCTTGACCATCGAAATGCTCAAGGCGCTCGGCCTGCCGCACACGCAGATCACCCGCGTGACGCTCGACATCAATGCACGGGAAATGCCGCTGCTGACGGTGACGCGGATTGTCGACCTGGAGGACGTGCAGGCGCTGAAGGAAGTGGTCGAGCGCTACCGCATCACGGGGACTGCGGAGCCGCAGCCATGAGCGCAGTAGCCATCGCAGTCGACGCCGCCCGCGACGCCGCCACCGACGCCGCGCACGGCGCCATGACCGACGAGTCGCTCGCCCGCGACGCGAAGTTCGACCGCATCGCTGCCGAAGCGCGGGAGCGGCTGGCACGCGCCAGCGGCGCGGCGCTCGCGCTCATGCTGGTCGAGGAACTGTCCGCCGCCGAGTACCAGCGCCACCTGGACGTGCTGCTCGAGCGTGTGCGCACGCTCTCCCACGCGCAGATCCGCGAGCAGCTGCACCTCGCGGGCCGCGTCGCGGCGGCGTGGGACGTGATCGAGGACACCGTGGTCGGGCGGATCGTGGACAGGGAGATGCGCAAGTGAGCGCGCAGTTCGAGATCAAGCATCGCCACACGAACGCTGTGCTCTACGCGGGCGGCGGCGAGACTCTGCGCGATGTGGTTGTCGCGGCAGTAAAAAGCGGCGCGTACCTGCGCGGCGCGGACCTGGGCGGCGCGGACCTGGGCGGCGCGGACCTGCGCGGCGCGTACCTGGGCGGCGCGGACCTGGGCGGCGCGGACCTGCGCGGCGCGGACCTGCGCGGCGCGTACCTGCGCGTCGCGTACCTGGGCGGCGCGGACCTGCGCGGCGCGGACCTGCGCGGCGCGTACCTGGGCGGCGCGGACCTGGGCGGCGCGGACCTGCGCGGCGCGGACCTGCGCGGCGCGGACCTGGGCGGCGCGAAGCTCATCGGTGATCGTCCATTCCTGCAGATTGGTCCCATCGGATCGCGCTCGGACTTCCTGCTCTCGTTCGTGACTGACAAGGGCGTGATGGTCAAGGCCGGGTGTTTCAACGGAACGCTCGATGAGTTCTCCGCTGCGGTCGACAAGACTCACGGCGACAGCGTCTATGGCATCGAGTACATGACCGCGATCGCGATGATCGACGCGCACGCTGCGCTGTGGACGCCGACGGAGGCCTCGAAATGAGCCAGACCATCCGAGAGCGCCTGGCGCTCCAGGACGCCGAGAACCGCCGCGCGATCAGCCAGCGCATGCTGCGCGCCGGCGAGATGCGCGACGCGAGCAGCGAGAGCGACATCGAGTCGATGCGCGCGATGTCGATGCTGGCCGGCGTGATCTTCGCCATCGCGTTCGTGCTGCTGTGCGCCGTCGCCGGTATCGCGGCGGCGGACTGGTGGTCGGGCGGGCAGGCTTTCGTGGCGTCCGTGCCTCTGGAGTGCGCGCGGTGACCTACGCGGACTTCGTAGCCCGCAAGCTCGTGTCCGTCGCCCCGTCCGGGCTTGAGATTCCTGACGGCTGGCGCGGCGGAGGTCTGTTCGACTTCCAATCCGACTTGACGCGCTGGGCGATCCGCCGCGGTCGCGCGGCGATCTTCGCCGATACCGGGCTGGGCAAGAGCAGGATGCAGTTGCGCTGGGCGTACACGATCCACGCGACCACTGGCGTCGACGTGCTGATCCTGGTGCCGCTCGCGGTTGCAGCGCAGACGCAGCGCGAGGGGGCAACCATCGGCGTGCCGGTGGCGTTGTGCCGTGAGCAGTCCGACGTGCGGCCCGGCCTGAACATCACGAACTATGACCGGCTCCACAAGTTCGACACGGGTCGGTTCGGCGCGGTCGTGCTCGACGAGTCGTCGATCATCAAGCATCACACGGCCAAGACGCTCGCGCTGCTGCTCGACGCATTCCGCTCGACGCCGTTCCGTCTGTGCGCGACCGCCACGCCGGCGCCGAACGATTGGACGGAACTTGGCACGCACGCGGAATTCCTCGGGATCTGCACGCGCACCGAGATGCTGTCGGAGTTCTTCGTCCACGACGGCGGGGACACGCAGACCTGGCGGCTCAAGGGCCACGCACGGTCCGCGTTCTGGCGCTGGATATCGTCGTGGGGCGCGCTGATTCGCAAGCCGTCGGACCTGGGATATGACGATGCGGCCTACGCGCTGCCACCGCTTCGCGTCACTCAGCACGCCGTCGAGACGAATGCCGAGACGGCCGGGATGCTGTTTGCGATGGAAGCGCAGACGCTCATGGAGCGGCACGACGCCCGCCGCGCGAGCCTCGTGGAACGTGTGCGCGAGTGCGCCGCGATCGTCAACGCCGACCGGCAGCCGTGGATCGTCTGGTGCGACTTGAACGCCGAGGGCGATGCGTTGCGGGACGCGATTCCAGATGCGGTCGAGATTCGCGGTTCGGATGACGCCGACGTCAAAGAGCGCCGGCTGCTCGAATTCGCCGACGGCAAGATTCGCGTGCTGATCACGAAGCCGTCGATCGCAGGGTTCGGACTGAACTGGCAGCACTGCGCGCGCATGGCGTTCGTCGGCGTGACGGACTCCTTCGAGGCGTATTACCAGGCGCTGCGCCGGTGCTGGCGCTTCGGGCAGACGCGCGAGGTCCACGTCCACATTTTCGCGTCCGAGCTCGAGGGATCGGTGATCGCGAACCTCGCGCGCAAGGAACGCGACGCGCTCGCGATGAGCGACGCCATGTCGGCTGAGACGCACGACGCCGTGATGTCGGCGGTTTGCGGATCGTCGCGCCAGTCGAACCCGTATCAACCCGCGCAGCGGATCGCGCTGCCTGACTTTCTGAGGGTCGCATGAACGTAATTGACCAAACCATCGGCGAAGACTTCGCGCTGTACCACGGCGATTGCGTCGAGGTGCTGAAACTCCTGCCGGCGCAGTCGATCGGGTATTCGATTTTCTCGCCGCCGTTCTCGTCGCTCTACACCTACTCGAACAGTCCGCGCGATATGGGGAATTGCCGCACCGACGCGGAATTCTTCGAGCACTTCGGATTCCTGATCGACGAACTGATGCGCGTGATGCAGCCGGGCCGCGACGTGTCGTTTCATTGCATGTTGATGCCCACGAGCAAAGAACGCGACGGGTACATCGGCCTGCGGGACTTCCGCGGCGACCTGATCCGGGCGTTCCAGTCGCGCGGGTTCATATTCCATTCTGAGGTCGTGATCTGGAAAGACCCGGTGACGGCAATGCAGCGCACGAAGGCACTCGGACTGCTACACAAGACCGTGCGCGGGAACGCCAGCATGAGCCGGCAGGGAATCCCGGACTATCTCGTGACGATGCGCGCGCCAGGTGACCCGATCAACCGCGTCCAGCACGACGCAGAAGACTACCCGGTGAGCAAGTGGCAGAACGTCGCGTCGCCCGTCTGGATGGACATCAATCCATCCGAGACGCTGCAGTATCGCAGCGCTCGCGAACACGACGACGAGCGTCACATCGCGCCATTGCAGCTCGAGGTGATCCGCCGCGGGATCGAACTGTGGACCAATCCCGGCGACATCGTGCTTTCTCCTTTCGCCGGGATCGGTTCGGAGGGGTTCGTCGCACTCCAGATGGGACGCAAGTTCATCGGAGCGGAACTGAAGGCTAGCTACTACCAGCAGGCAGCACGCAATCTCGCGGCGGCGAAACGCGATACGGCGGGACTGTTCGCATCGGAGGTCGCAGCATGAGCCGCCCAATCATCGGCCGCGACTGGCACCGAGTCGGTCGCACCTACAGGACGACCGAGGCCGCGTTCGGAACGCCGTTCGTGGTGCAGCGCCGGCGCATGCCGACCATCGACGAGATCATCGGCGCGGCCTGCTGCGTCGTGATCGTCGGAATGGTGGCGGCCTGGTTGGCGGGGGTGCTCTGATGGACGCCGCACGACTCGCAGAACGCCGCTCCGGCATCGGCGGATCGGACATCGCGCCGCTGCTCGGCCTGTCCCCGTGGACCACGCCGCTCGCGCTCTGGCAGGACAAGACCGGCCGGGCGCCCGAGCGAGAGCCGGACGAAGCGCAGCAGGAACGGATGCACTTTGGCCAGGTGCTCGAGGACGTCGTCGCCCGTGAGCACGCGGCGCGCACCGGGCAGCGCGTGCAACGCGTCACGGCGCTGCTGCGCCACCCTGAGGTGCCGATCGCGCTGGCGAACCTCGACCGCGCCATCGTCGAGGACGGCAGCCGGGCCCGATGGGATCCCGCCGCCGGGCGCGTGCTCGGCGCGCGCGGCGTGCTCGAGTGCAAGACGGCGCATGCGCTCGCGCAAAACGGCGCCGACTGGGGCGAGCCCGGCACCGACCAGGTGCCCGCGTACTACTGGATGCAGGTGCAGTGGTACCTCGGGATCGCGCGCCTTCCGTACGCGGATCTCGCGTGCCTGTTCGGCGGCCAGAAGTTCGCGATCTACACGATCCAGGCTGACGCCGGCATCTTCGACGACATGCTCGCCGAGGCGGATCGCTGGTGGCGCGCGCACGTCGTCGCCGACGTCGCGCCGGACCCGCGCACCGAGGACGAGGCGCGCTCGATGTGGCGCTCGCACGTCGCCGGGCGCTCGAGGATCGTCGACGTGAAGGTCGCCGACGCCGTGCGCGAGCTCGCCGACGTGAAGTCGCAGATCAAGGCCCTCGAGGAGCGCGAGCAGGCGCTGCGCGACCGCGTGCTGCCGGCGTTCGGGGATGCCGAGGCGATCGAGTACATGGGGCGCCGGCTGGCGACCTGGAAGCAGAACAAGGCGTCGACGAAGACCGACTGGCGCGCCGCGTGCGAGGCCGCCGGCGTCGATCCGGCGCCATTCACCACCACCACCGAAGGCGCGCGCGTGCTGCGCCTGAACACCAAGGAGAACGCATGACCGCATCGAACGTCGCCGCCCTGCCGACCGGCAAGGGGCAGTTCTCGCTCACCCCGCAGTCGCTCGACGAGGCGCTGCGCTTCGCCGACATGCTCTCGAAGTCGAGCATCGTCCCGAAGGACTACCAGGGCAACCCGGGAAACGTGATCGTCGCGATCCAGTGGGGCGCCGAGCTCGGCCTGCCGCCGCTGCAGGCGATGCAGAACATCGCGGTGATCAACGGCCGGCCGTCGATCTGGGGCGACGCGGTGCTCGCCATCATTCGCGCGTCGGGCCTGCTCGTGTCGATCACCGAAGACCTGCGCGACGACGGCGCGACGTGCACGGTGCAGCGGCGCGGCGAAGACCCGGTCGCCCGCTCGTTCACGGTCGAGGACGCGAAGAAGGCGGGACTGTGGGGCAAGCAGGGCCCGTGGCAGCAGTACCCGCGGCGCATGCTGCAGATGCGCGCCCGCGGTTACGCGCTGCGCGACGTGTTCCCGGACGTGCTGCGCGGCGTGTACGTGGCCGAAGAGGCGCAGGACTTGCCGCCCGAGCGCGACATGGGACCGGTCGACCAGGTGGAGACACAGAAGCCGGCCACGCGCGCCGACGCCGTGCGCAAGGTGATCTCGGACCGGCGCTCGGACGCGGTGGCGGCCGGACCGGCGCTGGCCGACGTCCTGCAGGCGATCTCGAGCGCAGCGACGTTCGACGCCCTGCAGTCGACGGCGAAGCTCGCCGAGCACCTCGACGACGACGGCAAGGCCAAGGCGCGCGCGGCGTTCAAGGCGCGCCGCGACGACCTGTCGCAGCAGCCCGTCACGGACGCCGATGGCGTGATCATCGATCCCGACCAGGCCGACGCCCCCGAGCCCCCGCCCTTCACCTTCGCGAAGTTCCTCGACCTGGCGCGCGCGGCGAAGACGCTCGACGAGGTCGACGAGCTGGCGTCGCTGATCACCGCGTACCCGCGCGACCAGCAGCCCGAGCTGTCGGACGAGATCGGGCGGGCGAGGAAGCGGATCAACGGAGGTGCGAAGAAATGACGACCGCCATCACAGAATACAGCCCGATCGAGGCCGGGCTCGCCGACCTTCGCCAGCGGTACGCGGGCGTGGCCTGGGACCTGCGCACCGTCGCCGGCAACGACGCGGCGCGGAAGGCGCGGAAGGAACTGGTGTCGCTGCGCACGACGCTCGAAGATCGCCGCAAGGAGATCAAGGCGCCGCTGCTCGCGCAGACCAAGCTGATCGACGCCGAGGCCAAGCGCATCACCGACGAGCTGCTCGCGATCGAGCGCCCGATCGACGAGCAGATCAAGGCGGACGAGGCGCGCCGTGAGTCGGAGCGCCAGGCCAAGATCGAAGCCGAGCGGCGACGCGTGGCAGCGATCCGAGCTGAGATCGACGCCATATCCGCGAGGGCTGCCAGCGCGGTGCGGCTGCGGAAATCAACTCTCGCGGCCGGCGTTCTGGACGAGCTGCTCGCCGTTGCGCTCGACGGCGAAGCGCTCGGCGAGTACGCGGGCGAAGCCCAGAAGGTTCTGGCCGACGCGATCGAGGCGGTGCGCGCGCACGTCGCGGGGCTGAAGGAGCAGGAAGCCGAGGCCGCCAGGATCGCGGCCGAGCGCGCCGAGCTGGAGCGGCAGAAGGCCGAGGCCGCGGAGCGCGAGCGGGTCGAGCGCGAGCGGCTGGCCGAGCAGGAGCGGGTCGCCCGCGTGACGCGCGAGGCCGAGGAAGCGCGTCTCGCCGCCGAGCGTGCGGCGATCGAGCGCGAGCGCCAGGAGCAGGAGCGCGCGGCGCGCGAGCAGCAGGAGCGGCTCGACGCCGAGGCGAAGGCCGAGCGCGACCGGATCGCGGCGGCCGAGGCGGAAGTCTCCCGGCAGCGCGCAGACGTCGAGCGCCGGGAACGCGAGCAGCGGGAGCGCGAGGAAGCGGCCGAGGCCGAGCGTCGGACGATAGAAGCAGCGAAGGCGCGGGCGACGGAGATCGCTGCGGAGCGGCAGGCGCGCGCGAAGCTGCGACCGACGGACGACGAGATCATCGACGCGCTGTCGCTGCACTTCCGGGTGCACGAGTCCACCGTGATCGGTTGGCTGCTCGCGATGGATCTGCAGGCCGCGTCGGATCGGATGATCGCGGCGCTGTGAAGCCCACGGCCGACAGCCCGGATGCCGCGTCTATCAGCATCGCGCGGACGCAGGGTGAGGCCACCAGTCCCGCGCCGCGCTTCTCCTCCCTCCTCCTCGGGCGCGGCGCCCACCACGCGGTGACGGCGGACGGTCAAGAGCGACATGCCCGGCGGGTGGAAGGCCCGCACTTCCGAGAATTCCGATGATCACCTTCGAGCTTGACCGCCAGGGCGCGCAGCTGCAGCACGTCAATCCGAGAAGCGAGGTTCGCGGCAAAGACCGCGTCGCCTGCGCCGACCTGAAGATCGCCTTCACCACCGGCGCGGACGTGCTCGCCGAGTTCGACCCATCGCTGCGCGCGATGCTGTTCCGCGCACCCGACGCGAACGACTCGCAGGCCGAGCTGCTCGAAGGCGACGACGCGCTCGCCAAGCTGCGCTTCCCCAAGCTCGGCGCGCTGCACTGGTCGGACGCAATCATCGGCGGGACGGTGACGGTGCACTTCGGCGCGAGCGGCAAAGCCGACGTCGTGCTCGGCGGCTGCACCATCGACCGGTTCACCTTCACGCCCAAGGACGGCGGGTCGGTGGAGATCGCATTCCGCGTGCGCTGCGAACCCGACGAGAAGCAATTCGGCAAGCTGTGCTCCCTGGTGCAGAACGAGATCGAGATCTCGGTCGAGCCGCCGGCCGAAGACGCCATGCAGGAGGCCGCGTGATGTCATCGCGCCCCTACCTCGTCACCGACACCGAGACCCAGGCCACGCGGGTCGTCATCGCCGCGACGCGGGCCCAGGCCATCTACCACGTCGCCAAGCGCTTCGCCGCGCGGCCGATGAGCGCCATCGAGATCGCGCGGCTGCCGGAGGGCACCGCGATCGAGGAGGCGCGGGCGACGCAGGAGGAGCAGCCGGACGGGGAGGCCACGACGTGACCGCTCGCGAGCAGATCCTCGAATACATGCAGTCCCACGCCGGAGACTGCCGCACGGCCGACATCGCCGCGGCGTGCGAGTGCAGCCAGGGCGCCGTCTACAACGCACTGTCGGGCCTCACGGCCACCGGCGAGATCACGCGCGTCGACACCGGCGTGTACCGGCTCACCGGCGGCACGAAGCCGGCCGCGCGCGAGACGAAGCCGGCCCGCAGCGAGACGAAGGCTCACGAGCCCGAGACACCCCCCCCCCGTGGCCGCGAGCGCGGAGCCCACCGAGCCGCCCGCGGCCGACGACCCGATCGAGGTGCCCGTCGAGCTGCAGATGGGCATCTGGTCAACCGGCGAGCTCACGCTGGCGCGCGGCGAGCAGACGATCCTGCTGCAGCCCGCGGAGGTGCGTGAGATGGTGCAGTTCCTGGACAAGGTCGGGGCGGTGCCGGCGGGGGCGGTGTGATGGACGTGCTGACGCCCTGGTTCCCGTCGACGGTCAAACCCGTGCACAGCGGCGAGTACCCGACGCGCGAGGACCCCGCCGACCCGGTGCCGGCCATGATGCTGTGGGATGGACGGCGCTGGCGCTACCTCGACGGGGCCGTCGCGAAGTGGGCTTTAACGCGCGGCCAGGAATGGCGCGGCCTCGCCTTCGACCCCTCCCGCGCCGTCGAGTGCGGCGACGCGGAGACGGGCGAGCCGGGGATGTGGGTGCCGACGAGATGAGCGCGTCCCCAGACTTCGACGCGCTCCGCGCGGATCGCAATCGGCGCATGGCAGAGCTGCACCAGCGCATCGCCGACGAGGAAGGCATCCCGCTCCAGTCGCTGCGCTCCACGTTCAATCCGAATGCCTGCTACTGCGCCTGCACCAGCGACGGACCGTGCGAGCACAGATGGGATGGCGAGCCGTACGAATCGGGCGGCCTGTGGACCACGACGTGCTCGCGCTGCGGGATGACCGCGTTCAGCCACAGCATGAGGACAGCACCATGAAAGACTTCACCAACGCCCAAGGAGGGCACATGCAAGACCAGACCATCGAGCAAGAGATCCAGGCGAAGGGCCTCACTGCGCCGCGCATCACGCCGGCCGATGTGGAAGCGAACATCGCCAGCGAGCACTACTTCACGGCGGCCGACGGCGTGCTCGGTGACTGGTGGATCGACCGCGACGACGAAGACGTGGCGCCTCCTCCCTGCCCCCCGGCGCCCCTCTATCAACTGACCTTCTGCGTGCTGGTGCTGCGCAACGGGTTCACCGTCACCGGCGAGAGCGCGTGCGCCAGCCCGGAGAACTTCAACGCGGAGATCGGCAAGAAGATCGCGCGCACGCACGCCGTCGAGAAGATTTGGCCGCTGATGGGCTACGAACTGCGGACTCGCATCGCGTCCGGAAGCGCGCAGCCGGGCTGACTATGGACCGCGAGCAGACGATCGCCGTCAGCCTCTCGCTGCAGCAGCTTGCGCAGGAGGTCGACGACTTTCTGACGCTGCGCGCGGGAGAGCGCGTGCCGTTCACGCTCACGCTGCAGGTCGGGGGCGTGGCGCAGTACGTGAGCAACTGCGCGCGCTCCGATGGCAAGCAGATGATCCGCGACCTGCTCGCGCGGTGGGAGACCGGTCGTGCCGACATCCCGGCGCACTACAACCCGGATCTGAAGCCGTGACTGGCGCCAACTTCCTCCGGTGGCCGGCCCCCGGCAGCGCCCCGGCCGAACCCGAGACGTATGACCTCCCGGACCCGCGCTTCCGCGTTGGGCAGCGCGTGCGCACCAGGTGGGGCAACGGGACGATCTGCGGGGTGTATCACTGGCCGCTGTCGGACGGCGATCGAGCCTACAACGTGCACCACGACGGCAGCAGTGCGCCTCCGGAGTTCGGGCACATCTTCAGCGAGCGCGGCATCGAGCTGTTGGGCGACGATCCGGTCGTGCGAGCGGACGAGGATGAGGGCGAAGCCGGAATTCCGGCATCGGGCCCTCAGATGGAGATGTTCGCGTGACCGACGCCCTGCGCATCGTTCCTGTGACACACGCGGTCGCCAACGACTTTGTGCGCCGGCTGCATCGACATCACCGACCGACCCCTGGATGCATATTCAGCGTCGGTGTCGCTCGCGCGGATGTGCTTGTCGGTGTCGCGATCGTTGGGCGTCCGGTCGCGCGCCGATATGACGACGGTACGACGCTCGAGATCAACCGGGTATGCACTGACGGCACGCGCAACGCATGCTCAGCGCTGCTCGGAGCTTGCCGACGCGTTGGCCGAGCACTCGGGTATCTCCGCATCCTTACGTACACACTTCCAGAAGAAGGGGGGGCGAGCCTAAAGGCCGCAGGGTTCGCATTCGATGGAGATGCCGGCGGGCCATCGAGCGCGTGGAAGACGCGCGAGAAACGAGATTCACCGTCCGTTGGTGACGATCTCGTTGGCGGTAAATGGCGGTGGGTGGCGTGACCGACGCCCTGCGCGCCCTGATCCGCATGCTCGCCGAGCAGATCGTCGACGAGTTTGACGGGGCGCAGCCGCCTGCGGATGATGCTCCGGCGCCCACCGAGGAACCCGACGATGATCCGCGCCGCGATCTACACGAGATTTTCGACCGATCGCCAGTCTGAGGCGTCGCTCGCCGACCAGGAGCGCATCTGCCGCATCCGCGCGGCCGCGCAGTCCTGGGAGGTCGTCGCGGTGCACGGCGACGACGGCGTGAAGGTCGGCGCATCGGCGTTTCCGTTCCAGGCCCAGCGCGGCCCGGGCCCGGTGCCGACGCGGATCGCGTGCGCGTCCTCGCACCCGGGGCAGAAGAAGAGCGTGTACCCGTCGGCTGCGCCGCGGAGCTTCGCCGATAGTTGTCCCATTTCCCCACCTCACAGGTCGTCGCGAATGTGCCAGACCCCGACCCAAGGGGGCTGCGTGGCGTTCTCGAGGATCCCCTGCCCCATCAGGAACGAGCAGATGTCGCCGACCCGCCGGGCGGGCGCGCCGAGCACTCGGGCGAGCTCGTGGGTGTCTTTCCACTGCTCGTCCTGCAGCTCGGCCAGCACGCGCTGGGTGACCGAGTTCGGGTCGATCTTCCTCCCGCGCCGGCCCGCCATCAGCGGCCCTCCAGGACCGCAGTCGCGACGCGCTCGGGGGCGATCGCCGCCATCGCGTCGCGGCAGTGCTCGCACGGGATCCTCCACCCGCAGGCCTCGCCCGGCGCCGCGAGCTCGGTCTGGGACGGCAGCCGGTAGCCGGTCTGCTCCACGCCGACGTACCCGCCGCGGATCACGACGCTGCGCGCGGCCAGGCCCGCCGCCAGGTGGTGCAGCGCGCCCTCGTGGGTGACCAGGCACCGGGACGACAGGATCAGCCCCGCGGCGTGCCAGATCGTCGGCGCCGCGAGCCGCACCGCCACGTCGAGCACCACATCGTCTCCGCCCGGCTGCTCGAGCTGCGCCACCCGGGCGCCCGCAGCGGCGAGCAGGCGCGCGAGTGCCACCCAGGACGCCGTCGGCCACGCCTTGTTCGGCGACGCCCCGCGCTTGATCGACGGCGCGAGCAGCACCAGGCCGGCGGCCCGCTCGCCGAACGCGATCTCCTCGCCCGTCAGGATGATCGGGCACGGGTGCGGGGTGTACGGCGCCCAGGTCCAGCGCGCCGGCGATCGCCGGGAGATGTAGGGCCGGGCGCCGGGTCCGTTGAGGATGCCGCCGACCGCGCCCGGCTCACCCGGTCGGGCGACCCACGGCATGCGCTCCCACAGCTCGTGCCAGCGCCGCTGGTGCGCCCGGTCGAGGATCTCGACCTTGCCGCCGCCGCGCCGGTCGGACAGCCACCGGGCGTGCCCGGCGGCCATCAGCTCATCACCGATGCCGATTTCAGCGCTCCACCAGCGCGATCCGGGCGTACCCGCCATGCCGGCACAGGTCGCGCACCGGGAGCAGCGCCACCCGCGCGTCGCCGGCCTCGATGATCCGGCGCACGACCTCGTTGGCGCCGTACTGCGCGAGGTCCGGACCCTCGCCGTTCGGCCCGGTCTCGATGTAGTCGTCGAGCGCGATGACCCGCGAGTCACGCAGCGCCAGGTAGTCGCCCAGGATGGCCTCGACCCGGTGGTCGCCGTCGATCCACGCCAGGTCGACGCCGAAGCGCTGGCCGTGCAGCGTCTGGCGGGTGTCGCCGATGCGCAGCTCGTACGTGAACCCGGGGTGCTGGCGCTTCAGCTCGTCGAGCGCGCCGAGCGCCTGCGCCTCCGTGGGGACGCCCTTGCCGTTCATGGCGGCGTCGTGGAACGCCAGGTCCATCGTCTCGAACACGTCGAAGCCGACGTAGTGCACGCGTCGGTTCAACGCGAGCGCTTCCCGGCATAGCAGCCGCGCGCGGGCTGCGCGGTGCACGCCGACCTCCACGATCGTGGCCGGCGCCACGCGGCGCACCAGGTCTACCAGTTGGGCATAACGGTCCGCCATGGGGGTCGAGTCCTTTCGGTCAGGGAGTGAAGACGACGCGCGAGTCGATGCCGATCGGGGTGTGCAGCTCCACGAGGGCGATCCATTCGGCCTGCGGCTTGAGCGTGCAGTGCGCATTCGTGCCGTCGGGCAGCACGCGATTGGCGGGCCGGCAGCAGATCGAGAAGAAGACCCACTGCTTGGTCAGCCCGAAGACCTCGCGCAGCAGCGGGCGCACCTCGTCCTCGGGCACGTGCTCCATCACGTCGGAGACGATCACGCCGTCGAAGCGGCCCTGCGGGTAGGCGCTGAAGCGCTCCACCGCCGGGTCGTAGAGGGTCGGCATGATCCCCCACCACCGCTCGACGTGCTCGATGCTGTACTGGAAGCCCAGCCCGCAGCCATAGTCGAGCAGCGTCTCCGAGCGGTTCTTGCGGATGAACTGGTTCACGATCCAGGCGTGCTGCAGGATCGAGCGCCCCGGGAAGTGGTGGCGGCCCTCGGCCTCCTCGGCGTGCATCTGCCGGTACTGCGGGATCAGGGCGCCATCCATGGGTGCATCCGTTTCAGGTATTCATTGGCCAGGAAGTAGCCGATCCACTCGCCGCGCGAGCCGCGCACCTCGTCGGCCAGGAAGTGGGTCGGCTCGAGGATCTCGCGGGTGTCGTACTCGCGGCCGCGCTGGCGCTCGGTGGCGATCACCGGCCCGCGCTCGGGCGGGTTGCGCAGCACCAGCAGGTCGCGCGCGCGCTTGGCGATGCCCTCGAGCGCCAGGTCGCAGCGCTCGACCTTCTGGACGACCGCCAGCGCCGTCACGATGTCGTACTGCGGGTCGAGGGTGTCGAGCGCGTCCAGCGTCATGATCGAGCCGCGGTGAACCCTCGACCGACCGTGATAGACCGCATCAGCCAGCAGCGCGCGCGCTTCGGAGACCGCCTCGGGCACGATCTCGACCCCGTCGACGCAGCGCGCGCCCCACTCCAGGAATTCGCGCATCAGCAGCCCCTCGGCGCACCCCAGGTCCAGCACCGTCGCGCCCGGCATGGCCTCGCGCAGCTTGTCCAGGCCGGCGAGCTGCTCCGCGAGCGTGCGGTCGCCGGGCTGGCCGTCGTGCGCGAACCAGCGTCTACGCACCGCGCTGCTCCTGCAGCTGCCGCCACGCCAGGCCCGAGCGCATCTCGTCGAGCGTCCACTGCTGCGCGGCCAGCGTCGCCGCCCACTCCTCGCGGTCGTCCGGCAGCCGCGGGGACTCGATGCGCGAGAGGTCCGTCTCGGCGCAGCGGCGCGCACCGCATCGGTCCGTGACGAACGTCGGCACGCCCAGCACCAGCGCGTCCACGGCGACGTTCGACGAATGCGCGACGACCGCCCAGCAGTCGATGAGGTCCTGCGCGAGCGGCACGTTGCGCCCGCCGCCGCGCGGCTTCTCGCGCACCCGGATCGGACGGTCGGTATGTGCCTTGAGCGTCTCGACGACTCCGCGCTGCCATTCCACTGCGTCGAAGCCCGACAGGCCCGCGTACACGTCACCCGGCGGGCAGACGAGGATGTGGTGCCCGTCGGCGCGCCACGGCCGGATGGTTACGCCCAGCGCCCGCAGGCGCGCGAAGTTCGGAACCCCGGTGCCGTCGCCCTGCAGGTGGTTCCACGTGGCGCGGAAGTACCCGGAGTAATCGGTATCGCGCGACGCGCGCAGATAGCCCCGGTCGATGTACAGCCAGTCGCGACCGGCCTGGTCGGCCTCGCGGATGATGCGGTCGCACCCGCGCAGCCGGCCGTACACGATGACGTCTCCGAACGGCTGCAGCGCCCCGGGCCCGACCATCGGCGCGCCGGCGCCCTGCGACATCGCGCCCAGGATCGCGCGCGAGTGCTGGTGCGTCGTTACGTAGCAGAAAGCACGCGGCGGATCGGTTCGCCCGTCGCGATCTCGTCGACTGTCCATTGCGCCCACGCGATGCGTTGAAAGGTTGCGAGCCGGTGGCCATCGTCGCGCGCGAGCTCGTGCTCGGCGCGGGGCCAGCGGGGGGAGTCGGGGGCGACGTACATCGCCGCCGGCAGTCCGAGCCACCAGGGCGCGGTCGTCACGCACGGCACGCCCATCATCATCGCGTGCAGGCCCGCCGCGCTCGTGTGCGTCACGACGTAGAGCGCCTCGCGCAGGTCGTGCTCGAGCGGCACTTCGGGCTCGCGGTCGCCCGGGTGGATGCGGATGCGCACCGGCAGGCCCGTCGCCCGTCGGATGTTCCAGGCCACGCGCTCGGCGTCGCCGGGCGAGGCGCGAACCGGGTCGATGCCGATGCCGCGCTGCGCGAGCACCAGCACCTCGCGCCCGCCGGTGCGCCAGGGCTCGAACGCCGGCAGCGCAAGCGCCGCGAGCCGCTCCGGCCCGCCGCGCGGCCACCTGCCGGCGCCGTGGAGCATGCCCAGGTGCAGCGCGTAGAGCTTCTGGCCCCGCGCGTCGCGCCCGAGGTAGCCGTTCTCGGTCACGAGCACCTGGCCGCCCGCGGCCTCGACGGCGCGCGCCTGCGCGTCGGCCCCGCCGTACCGGTTCCAGGTGATGCAGATGTCGGTGCGCGCCGGCGTCGGCAGCGACGAGACCACCTGGTAGCCCGCCGCCCGCGCGCCGGCCTCGAAGGCCTCACGCCGGTACTGCGGCTGTGCCCGGACCAGCACCAGGGCTCGCGTCATGTCGCAGCGCCTCTTCGATGGATTGGGTTGGGAACGCCTTCAGGGCGGACCCGGGGGTGCAGTTCACGACACGCACGCCGGCGCGCGCGATCTCGGGCGCGGCGCGTTCGTAGGCGGGCACCATCAGATTCGAGTAGACGGTCGCTGGCGAAACGATCGGGTGCCCGGCGTGCCAGTGCGTCCGGCCGTCATCGGCCAGGCGCAGGTCATAGCCGAGCAGCAGCACGCGCGCCGCCCCGAGCTTCATCGCCATCATGAGCGCCTGATACCCGCCGTTCGACCCGTGCCGGATCGCGTCGCGCGCAGGCTCGATGCCGTCGCGGCCCGAGTTGCGCAGGTGTCGCACGTACGGGAACTTCTCGTGCAGCTCGCGGTTCTCCAGCGTCGCCACGATCGCGTCGCCCGCGTCCGCCCGGTCCAGCACGTCGCGCCACGCGGCGCGGTCGATGTGCCAGGACCACCAGCGCAGGTCGCAGAACCAGAACAGGTCCGCCCAGGGAGCGAGCTGATAGCTGTCGTTGATCGCGATGACGCGGACGTGCGCGGCGCGGCGCACGGACTCGACCTGCTCGTGCGTGAGACTCGGCCCGCCCGCGAGGATCGCGACCGTCTGGCCGTCCCACAGGCGCGGAGCTGGCCAATACGGAGCAGGCTGCACGATCAGCCCAGCGCCGCGCAGTGCGCGCAGGCGGTGCCGCTCACGTCGCCCGCGAGATGCGCCGCACGCAGCGCCTGGAACCGCTCCGAATTCCACGCTTCGAGGAACGACTGCGTGCGCAGGTCCCCCATGACGAAGTCGTCGTTCGCGCCGTTGCCGAAACAGCAGGCGATCATTCGCCCGAGGTGGTCGATGTGGTAGCTCCACAGCGACCAGCACGGCAGCGGGTCGCGCAGCGCGCCGACCCGGCCCGGGTTGCCGGCCGAGCGCTGGAAGCCGGCGTTGTCCGCGGCGCCCTGCATGCTGAAGCACGGCAGGAAGTAGTGCTCGTCGACGTCATCCTTGATGGAGTCGACGAGCGCCTGCATCCGGGTGCGCTGGACGCCGTCGTACAGGATCGACGACGCGTAGATGCCACAGTCGAACGCGCCCTCGTCGCGGATGCGGCGCGCGGCGCGCAGGTTCGACAGCGTCCGCTCGAACAGCACGCCCGGCTTGCGCGCGATCTCCTCGAACTGCGCCGCGTCGGCGTAGTTGAGCGAGAACTTCAGCGACGAGAGCCCGGCCGCCATGCACTCGCGCACGCGCGCCGGCGTGGCGATCGTGCCGTTGGTCGTCAGGAACACGTACTCCATGCCCAGCGCGCGCGCCTCCTCGATGCGTTGCGGCAGGTCGCGCAGCAGGAAGCTCTCGCCGATGAAGAACAGGCCGACCGAGCGGATGCCGAGGTCGACCATCTCGCGGATGATCCGCGAGTACAGCGCGCGGTCCATCTCGCCCGTGTTGTTCGAGATCGTGCGCGAGCAGTACGCGCAGCCAAGGTTGCAGTCGCCGGCGAGCTCGAGCTTTCCTGACTTCGGCGGCGGCAGGATCGGCGTGCGCAGCTCGGCCGGCACGAGCGTCGCGGCGTCCAGGCGTTGCGTGATCGAATGGGTCTGCATCGCGGTCCGGCCTCCTAGATCGACATCGGGGCGTTCACTTCGACGCGCATCCGGTGCCACTCGTGCGCCATCTCGCACGTCGCGAACTCGGAAAAGCACGGCGTGCCCAGCGTGTAGTGCAGCAGCTTCGCGTCGCCGGTCGCGCACTGGTTGTCCTCGCCCACCAGGCAGTTCCACTCGCGCGGCAGCGCGCCGATCTCGTCGTCCGGCAGCCACGCGAACTGGTGCAGGTCCAGGCCCGGAGCGCTCTCGACGTACTGGCGCGTGAGCGCGCGGCAGCGCGGATTGTTGAACGCGATCACGCTCGACCAGTTCTTGCGGCCGTAGCGCGTCTGCTCCTGGCCGAGGAACTTGCGCGCGGTGCGCGGGACGTAGTCGTGCTGGACGACGCACACCGCGCGCTGCCGCAGCGATGGCTCCGCCTGCACGTGATGCCAGAGCTGCGCGATGTCGGTGCGCAGCAGCATGTCGCAGTCGATGAAGATCGCGCGCCCCTCGAACCCGCACAGGTGCGGCACGAGGAATCGGCTGATCGCGAAGTCGGTGGAGTCGAGAGGCCCGCGCGGGCGATTGAATTCGTGGCGCAGGTTGCCGCGCGCGAGCGGCGTGATCGCGACGGGCTCGGAAGCGTGGCGCATGATCGACGCCACCGCCACGTGGAAGGCCACCGCCTCCCGCTGGTCGAACCCGATGAAGACCCTGATCATCCCCTGTCCGCGCTCACGAATCCCTGGTCGCTGCCGGCGAGAGATACCCGAATTCGCTTGGCGTGGAATCAGGCGCTGATGCCGCGCAGCACCAGGCACTCGGACACTCCGACGAGCGCGTCGCCGGGGAGGTAGGTGACCGCGCGCAGCTCGACGGCGACGCCGTCGGCACGGTCCGAGCCGATGTAGACGACGGGCACGCGGACCGCGTCGATCAGCCGCGCGAGCAGCGTCACCTGCGCGTCAGCTCGAGGAACAGCGCGACGACCGCCAGTCCCACCAACGACCATGCGTACCATTGCAGGGCGTCGAGCAGGACGGCGGACGTGTCGAAGTAGCCGCTAGCCATCAGGCCGGGGCGTCGGCCGGGGGCGCTCCGATCATCGCGAGCGCGGCGTTGTAGCGCGGCAGGAACTCGGGATCCTTCTTCATCGCCGCGGCGATGCCGAGCTTCATGAGCGTGCGCTGCGTCGCGATGATCGTCATGTGCTGGCCGATGACGGCCTGCGTCTGCGTCATCTGGTGCGAGGCGGTGATTGCCTCGCCGAACGGTTCGCCATTGCGCTCGAGCACTGCGGAGATCCGTAGGGTGAACACTTCGGGGGTTTCGTCTGCCATGGTGGGCTCCTGGTCTGGATTCGCCGCGAAAACCGCGCGGCGGCGGGTCGTCAGTCGGTGTTGTCGCGCACCCAGGCGACCAGCGTGGAGAACCGGGCGCGGCACCGCTCGTACAGCGTGCCGCGCTCCGAAAGCGCCAGCGCTACCGCCTGCTCGCTGGCTCCGGATCCGTCGTCGGGGGTTGTCGCGCTCGCAGGTCGATCCGGATCGGCGGCAGCGGCGGCAAGTCGTCGGTCCGCAGCATCTCCGGGGGTGGCCGCGCCGGTCTTGCCGTCCGGACCCACGGGCCCGCGGATGGGGGTGAGCTGGTTGAGCAGCCGAACAAGCTGGCCATCCAGAGCACGGCGCACAGCAGACGCGCGATTCCGAATCTCATCGTCGATGCTCCTCTGCAGAGACTGGATCTTTCCGTCGCGCGCGGCCAGCTCGGCGGCGAGCTGATCGGCACGCAGCCGGCTCGCCTCGCGCACGGCGGCGGCCTGGCGCTCGGCCTCGACTCGCTGCGCCTCGAGGGCGACGATCTTCGGTTCGAGGTCGCGCCGGGCGGCCTCGTCTCCGGCGAACCAGCCGCGCCGGTAGCCGACGCCGAACACGGCCGAGGCGATCAGCAGCACGGCGAGGATGCGGAACCAGATGTTCATGGGCTACCTCCAGAGCGCGGAGACGACGAAGACGGCCATCAGGGCCCCGATGCCGGCCAGCACGCCGGCGGCGAAGTGGCGCCAGGCGCGCCGATCGCGCGCGAGGTCTCGCCGGTGCTCGCGCAGCGCGACGACGGTGTCGTGTGCGTCCATCAGGCCGCGCCCCGCAGGCAGACTTCGCGCTCGGCGGCGCGGCGCTTGGTGAGTCCCGGCAGCGTCACCATGACGCCGGCGACGCGCGCCTTGTCCCAGCGCGCGAGCTGCTCGCAGGCGCCGCGGTAGTCGCGCGCTGCGAGCATGCGCGCGGCGGTCGAGCGGCCGGTGTCGCATGCCACGAGCGGGCCGATGTTGTAGGCGGCGTCGGCGAACGCCGCGAGCACCTCGATCGGGAGCCCGGGCTGGCAGCGGTCCACCTGCTCGACCGCCTCGAGCATTTCGCGCGTGAGCATCTCGCGGCACTGCTCGACGGTCGCGGTGTCGCCCATGCGCACGCCCTTCGTGCTGCCGAAACAGATCGTCGGGATGCCCACCGGATCGCGGTAGGCGACCTGGCGCAGCCCTTCGGCCGGGATCGCAAGCGCGGTCGCGATGGCCGCGGCGCCGCCGATGCGCTGCGCTCTACTTGCCACGCTGCGCCACCAGTCGGGCGACGAACGCGCCGGCCACAATCCAGAACACGACCAGCGACGAGAGCCAGCGCGGCCACGGCAGGCTGTCCGTGACCAGCGGCAGGAGCGCCTCGCAACCGGACAGCCCCGCGGCGAGCACCATCAGCCGAATCGACCACGCGCGGCGCAGCACTCGGCGCCAGTCGTCGACGAGCTTCACAGCAAGCCCGCCTTCTTCGCGAACATCGCGGCGACCGCGGCGACGATCGCGACGACCGCGCGCTCCAGCCATTTCGCCGTGCGCTTCTGCTCCGGCTGTGCCTGCTCGAGCGATGCCAGGCGCCGCTCGATCTTCTCGATGGCGGTGAACGCTCGCTCGAGCGCCGCGGCCGCCTGAGTCTGGCGCTCCTCGACGAGCGCCAGCTTGGTGATCGCGTCGGAGATCTTCGTCAGCGCGGCCTTGATCTCGCTCACGTCTTCGTGCAGTGCGCCGAGCTTGGCGGCCAGGAGGGCGGTGTCGTTGTTGTTGTTGTCCTGCATCTCGACACCTCAGCCCGCGACCGAGGGTCGTTCGTCATTGATGGCGTCGATGAACTCGCGATACGCGAGAATCCCGTGCCCTGGGGCGTACAGCTCGATCCGGTCCCACCACAGACCCAGGTCGATGCGCGTCGCCTGGTCGTCGAGCAGCACCGGCTCGATGTTGGCCAGCGCCTGCAGGACGGTGCCGTCACACTGCTCGCGCACGTAGAACGGAACGCCCAGCGCGATGATCGCGCCGCGCAGCTTGCGCTGCTCCGCCGCCCATTCCTCGTACTCGGCCGGGCTCGCCCACGCGCCGACGTGGATCGACGGGATCGCCGTCACCCGCACACGCGTAGGAGCGTACCCGGCCGACAGGATCGCGCGCGGGCGCTGAAACTGCGTCGGCGGCGCGGCGGCGCTGCTGTCGGGCTGTCCGGTGTCCGGATGCTCCGCCGGGAACAGCTCGCGCCACTCGTCGAACGTCGGCAGTTCCTCGATGGCCGCTCCGTCCTTGATGGTGCGGCCCTGGGGTCCGGTCTCGGTGTACCGGTCGAGGAGGATCTCGGGACACATGCGCGGAGTGCCTGGGGCTCTCCACACCTGGTGCCAGCGGTGCCGCGGCGTTCCCGCGTAATCCAGCAGGATCTGATTCGCCATGCTCGCCCCTTCGGTGTCGACGGGCGAGAGATACACGGAACGGCGGGACGGCGTCAGCGGGTCATGCGCGGCGCCGCATGTTCACGTTGATGATCGAGCCGCGCCGAGTCACGGCGGGAGCGCCACCCCAGATCCGCGTGTAGTAGTGGTCGCTGCCGTCGTAGGTGTAGTTCGACACCCACACCTCGTTGGCGTAGCCATTGACGACCCCGTAGGACACCGAACTGTCCTCGCTGACCTCGTAGACGTTCGGCTCCGCGTCCATGTCTGCCGGATCGAAGTCGGCGCCCCCGGCGTGGTAGTCATACGGCGGGGTGGAGTCGTTGTACCAAACGAGATCGAACACCCGCGACGTCGCGGTGTGCCACGTCGGATAGCCGTTTGCGGACCCCCAGATCACAGACGTGTCGGTAAGCAGTTCCGGGGTCGATGCGGACCCGGTGTCGCAGTCGATCCAAACCGCGTAGCGCGAGCTGTCCGAGTAGTCGTTCAGGTAGAGCAGAACCTCGTTCGTGTCGGGCCTGTAGCACCCGATTGCGGCGCTCACATCGTCGTCGGTCGTGTAAAGCGCGGACCCCGTTTCTGTCGTCTGGTCGAACTTGTAGAGGGTGCTCCGGTAGACGGAATAGACGGGTCCGCCCGGATCGGTTCCGGGGCTCTCGTCGACGAGGTAGTAGAAGTTCCCGTCGGAGTCATGGGCGGTATTCAGTCCGATGCGCCTGGGATACTTGATCATCGTGTCGACTTCGCCCGTTAACCCGGTCGTCTCCCCCGTGGGGATCGTAACGAAATGGTCCGCCTCGCACGTCGTCGTATCGAACTCGCAGAACTCCATCCACCCAAGCGCGCGCCGGATGATGCCGTACAGCTTCCCGCTTACCGGGTTCACGCTGAACACCACAAGCTGGTAGTCCAGAACGCCGCTGGTGACGTTGATCGTCCCATCGACATCGAAGCGCGTCAGTCTGTACCCGGAAGGCGACCCACCCCACGATTGCGCATAGACAGCATCCGCATAGGAGTCGTAGTGTGCGTCTTGAAGGTAGGCAATCGACGGCAACCCCCACCCATCCGAGAACCCGGAAATCTGGCGCGTTGCCGGATTCAAGATCGCCCAGACGTAGGGGCAGTCCGTCGTGTTCGCGAGGTTGCGCGGATGCAGCGCAAGCCAATAAGTCGACGCGCTCGGAACCCACACGAGAAACGAATCCTCGCTCTGCCAGTCGGTGCTGTTCGCCGCGTTGTAGTCGCGAACGAAGTCGACGTCGGTGTAGGGGGTGACGAACGGCATCAGTACCGCCCCACCAGAGTTCCCGAGATCCCCGCGAGCGTCGCATCCTGCGCCGACGGCGCGTGCACCGTGAGCACATCGCCGCGCTGGAACGTCGTGGCGGCCATGCCGCTCACCGTCGCCGCGCTCGGCGATCCCGCACCGTAGGTCACGGTCGCGAGCGTCGATCCGTTGCGCTTGATCGTGATCGCGGCTGACGCGGTAGCGTCCGTCGTGCACCCCCACAGGCACCCGTCGAAGTTCGCGCCGAATCGGACCGCCTGCGTGAAGTCATGCCGAAAGATGATCGCGCTCGCATCGGGCTTGCCCGGCGAGTACAGCCCGAGCACGAACTCGTCGCCGACCGACCCGCTCGAGCTGCAGGTGCGGCTCGGCCAGCCGGACGAGAGGTCGATGGAGATGACCGCGTCGGCCGTCCCGCACGCGTCGATCGCGATCTCGAGCGTGCGCCAGTTCGCGCGGCAGCCGGCGACGTACGAGAGCGCGCACGCGGCGGCGCGCGACCCGGTCTCGTCGACCAGCGGCGCCTTCAGCTCGAACCAGTCGCCATCGGTCGACTGCCACATCACCGACGATACGGTGCCGTGCGTGAGCGCGCTGATCGACTCGATGAGCGCGGACAGCGAGTCGGCGTCGGTGGCGAACGTCACGTTGCTGGGCGGCGTCGGGGAACCGCCGAGCAGCGCGTCGACGATCACGCCGGCCTCGACGTACTCCATCGCCACGCGCGCGAGCTGCTCCTTCCATGCCGCCTTCGCGTCGGCCAGGGTGGCGAAGCCGTAGAACGCAGCGTCGAGCGACATCTACAGACTCTCGGTGATCTGCAGGTCGATGGCGTTGACGTCGCGCGAGACGCGGCGCACGCCGCGCAACTCGTCGAGCGTCCCAAGGAACCCGGTCATCTGGGTGCGCACCGGATCGGACGGGTTCGGGACATAGACGACGTCGCGGATCGTGCGCTGGCGCCGCAGGATGTCGCGCAGCCGGTACTCCTCGGTGCCCGTGCCGATCACCGGCAGCGAGAAGGTCACGCGCCGCGCGGCCCGCGCTTCCTCAGCGGCGAACCCGCCGGTCTTGAGCTTGGTCTTCACACTGCCGTCAATGGCGCCGTGGTCGATGCCGTACACGGCACCGCGCCGCGGCTGGAACGCCGGACACAGCACCAGTCGCCCCACCTGCAGGTACGCTTCGGCGCTCATCGTCGCGTCCCACTCGACCGACCAGTACCGCGCGACGACGTCGGCCGACAGGATGTGCGTGAGCGCGTAAGGGCAGCCATAGACGCCGGTGTCCAGACCCGCACCCCACCAGTCCGGCGCGAGCCACTCCACGCCGGTCTCGCCGTAGGTGATGGCGTGGCAGTCGATCCAATCGCTGTCGTAGAGGTCATGCAGGCCGGCGGCGGTGCCGGCGCGGATGCGCCAGAGTCCGGCCTGCGGCGCGTTGTGATTGGACGCGTGCACGATACGGATCGTGTACGCGGCGCCGAGATCGAACGAGCGCTTCGTCGACGTCAGCACCAGGTCGGACGAGCGCGACACCTCGGTGACTCGGCTATCCGTCATCGATGAGCCGGGGTAGTTCGCCTGCCACGATCCGCCGGATCCCGTCGCCACGAGCGCCCGGTCCGGTGCGCCGATCATCAGATTGGGTCCGTACATGGTCAGCCCCAGAGCGTGTAGGTGAGCGACGGCGCGGACGCCGACCGGTACCGGATGCCGAGCACGAGGAACTTCTCGCCGCCGGTCTCGGTGTAGCGGCCGTCATCGAGCGTGATCACGTCGCCGATGTCCGCGTCCTGGATGCGCGCGACCGTCATCGGAAGTTCGACGTCGAACGTCGCACGCGGCACGCCGATCGTGCCGGTGAACACGGACGCCGGCGCCGGATCGGCCGTGTCGAGGTCGCCGGTGGACGTGACGCGGCGCGCGTAGCTGTAGGTCTCCACGACGTAGTCCTGCGCGGAGGCGAACTGCTGCGTGATCGGCACCGCATCGAACGGGCTCGAGGACGCGGTCTGCGTGCATTCGGTGGTGACGGACTTCGGGAAGCGCTCGGCGAGCTGCGAGCGCACCTCGGGCGGCACGACGCCGGCCAGGCCAGACGTCTGGACGGTCCAATTGCGCGGGTAGCGCTGGACGATGCGCGCGTACGGCACGCCGCGGCCCGCATCGCCGGTGGTCGTGAGCCGGATGCTGATGATCTCGTCGGCGCGGATCGTCATCGACGACGCCTCGCCGACCGGGTCCACGACGCGCTTGGCGGTGAAGATGCCCTCGCGGTCGAAGCCGCACCAGGCGCCGATGCTCGAGCAGATCGCAGAGAGCGCGTCGGCGTACGTCGTTGAGTCGTCCTTGGCGTAGAAACCGACCTGCGCGCTCCATGAGTCGCACCAGACCCAAAGCTGCGTGATCGCCAGCGCGTCGTATGAGAACCCGGCAATGCCGGCCGCCTCCGCGGTGTCGAGGATCACGTCGGCGGGGTTCAGACGGGGCACGCCGTACCGGTAGGACACCGCGTCGCACGTGAGCTGGCCCACGGGCTTCGTCCCGAACTTCATCGCCGAGGCGTCGGTGCAGGTGGCGTAGTGCCCACGCGGCACCGTGAGCGCCCACAGCGCATCGTAGTCGGCGGCCGCGTTCAGTTCCTGCGCGCCGGCGGTGAGCGCGCGCGCGACGACGCTGCCCATGTCCTTGGCGTGATGCCCGCTCACGGCGCCGACGCCGGAGACGATGTACATCAGCCGCTGCGCGTCGACGAGCTCCGGCTCGACATTGAGGCACCCGCCGAGCACGACGGGCTTAGGCGTGCCGGTCTTCGTCGCGTCGCCCTCGGCGCCGCCGGTGCCGGCGAACCGCGGGCACAGCGGGCGGTCCAGGCCGTCGAACGCGTCGCGCAGGCGCACGCGCAGGATCTGGCCGTCGGAGACGATGGCGACCATCTTGGCGGTGAAGACCGGCTCCCAGGCGGCCGGGAAGCTCTCGTAGGCGGTCTGCGTCGCGCTGTGGTCATCCAGCGCGAAGAGTTCGTACAGGAAACCGGCGGTGCCGTAGGTCGCCAGCGCGTCGAATGCGCCGTCGGTGTTCTCGATGGACGCGTCGCCGAACGAGGACTCGAGCCGACCATAGAGCAGGCGCGATCCGTTCGGTCCGTTCGACGCGATGCTGCGATCGAAGTTGCCGCCGTCCAGCAGCCGGTCGTAGGCCGGGGAGTTGGCGGGCGATCCGCTCGCGCCGGTGCGGAACGCGCACCCGGGCCGCGTGAAGATCCACTGCCGCTGCGTGCCGTCGGCGTCGATCGCGGCGGTCAGGCGGCTCGCGAGCTTCATGCCGGCGCAGCAGCGGCCAGATTCGCGTCGCCGGCGATGCGCGCGAGGTCGCGCTTGACCTGGTCGAGGTCGTCCACGAGCTGGCGGTAGGCGTCGCGCACGGTGTCGAACTCGCCGCGCAGCGAGTCGCGCTCGGTGTTCCACGCCGAGATCTGATTGTTGATCGCCGTCGTGAGGTTCTCGAGCGTCGTGTTCTTGGTCGTCAGCGCGGAGCCGAGCGCGGTCTCGATCGTCCCGATGCCGGTGAGGATGTCCCCGGTGTTCGTCGCCGTCGTGACAGCCGCGTCCTTGGTGCTGCGCTCGGTCTCGAGCTGCTCCTGCGCGACCGAGAGCTGCGTCGGGACGTCGGCGAGCGAGGTTCCCACCGCGTCCAGCGCGTTCGTCACGCTGTCGAACGTGCCGGCGTAGTTCCCGCCCGACGCGAAGAACGACTGCGCCTCCTGGAGGTAGCCGCTCGCCGAGCCGGTGAGCTGCTGCAGCGCCTTGACGTCGCCGCCCTGCGCGCCCATCAGGATCGATTCGAAGTTGCTGCGCGAGGCCGCGAGCTGGTCGATCGGCGAGAGCGCCGACAGCGAACCGGTGCGCAGGTCGGTGAGCGTGCGCGCGATGTCGTCGGCCACGCCCGCCATCGTGCGCAGGTTCTCGATCTCCGTCTCGAGCCCGCTGATCCGCAGCTCGCGCGCGGTGCGGGTATTGTCGAGTTCGGTCTGCGCCGCGTCGGTCGTGATCGACGCCTGGATGTTCGCGCGCTGCGTGAGCACCGAGGTCGCGCGCGCCGCGAAGTCCGCCGGGTTGTCCGCCGTCGGGATCGCCGCGACGAGCCAGTCGAACATCGTATTGAGGAAGTCGACCGCGCCCTGCTTGTCGCCGCTGTCCAGGAACTGCTGGACGATCGTCGAGTTCCGGGTGTCCTGCAGCGTGGACTGCGCGCCGAAGATGCCCGCGCGTGCGTTCACGGACGCCGAGAGCTGGTCGGTCAACGACATCCCGGCGGTCCCCAGGATGCGCCGCATCTCGGTGTCGAGGTTGCTGATCTCGGTGCCCAGATCGATGAACTGCTGCGCGACCGTGCGCGCCGGGTTCTCGAGCTGGTCCAGACTCTTCGACAGATCGCCGTACGCCGTCGTCAGATCGCTGATCTGTCCGGTGAGGTCCGTCTGCCGCGTTTCGAGCGACTGGCGCGTGAGCGCGTCGGCCGCGTCCTTGGACGCCTGCGTGAGCGTGTCGGTCGCGGCGATCCAGTCCGAGAGCGGCTGCTGCAGCTTGAGCAGGCCGCCGTAGAGCGCCGCCTGCGCGGAGTCGGTAAGGTCGAGCCCCTCAACCAGGTTGCGGAACTCCGTGCGCGTGTCGACCTTGTCGAACGCGACGCCGAGCGAGGCAAATGCGGCGGTGAGGTTCGTCTGCGACTGTGCGGCACGCTCCTCGACCGAGTAGAAATTCTGGTAATAGCCGGCCTGGTTCTGGACGAAGGCGTCCAGGCCGCCGGCGAAGCCGACGAGCGCCTCGCGCGCGGTGGCGGATAGCTCGGCGACCGAGCCCATGACGCCGGGCAGCTGCTTGGCCGCCTCGCCCAGGTCGTTGAGCTTCGTCGCCAGCTCGACCAGCGCGTCGATCGCCTCCGGCGCCGCCGTGGCGGGATCCAGCCTCGCGAAGATGTCTGCGAAGCCGTTCTGCAGGTCGGACGACTGCAGCGCCGCCAGCATCACGCGCTTGCCCTCGGTGGCGAGCTCGGTCGTCAGCGTGTTCGCGTCCGTGCCGACGTCGCGGCCCGACTGCAGGAACGGCACCATGCCGCTCGCGGTCTGCACGTACGACGCGACGCGGTTCTGAGCCTTGCCGTTCGGATCCGTGTCGAATCCGAGCGCGATGCGCAGGTTCGCGGCGGACCCGCCGAAGGTCGTGGCGAGCTTGTCGACGGACTTGACGAGCTGCGTGGTCGTCGTCGCGAGCTGCGAGTCCCGCTGGTTCGGCGTGAACAGGCGCGTCGCGTCCGGCAGCAGTCCGGAGAGGTTCGCCGTGGCGCTGCCGCCGACCTTGGGCCCACCCTTCGACCCTCCGAAGATGCTGTAGAGCGCAATCGCCGCCGCGATCCAGGGTACCGCCGTCCCGATGGCGGACACGACCGCGCCGCTGCTCGTGAGCTCGGCGGCGACCATCGCCTCGGCCACCGCCGGCGTCGACAGGCCCAGCGACTGCCCCAGGCCAGAGAACGCGAAGTTCGCGCCCATGTTCGAGATGCCGCCGGCGAAGAGGCTCCCGCCACCGAGCAGGCTGCCGGCCGAGCTCCCGGCGAACGACGTCCCGAACGCGCTCGTCACCCCCTGCGTCGCTCCGCTGATCGCGCCCGAGATCGGCGCGAACGCCGCCTGCACGATCGGCTTGAGCACCATGTTGTTGAACATCCCATGGATGCTGTCGCGCAGCGTCTGGAACGCCCCCTTGCCGCTCTCGGCGGCGCGGAAGAGCGAGTCCGTCAGCGCCCGATTGATGTCGTCGGCGGACTTCTGCGCGGCCTCCTGCTGGCGCTTGAGCGACTCGTAGCCGGCCTGCTCGGTGTCCAGGGTCTGCTGGCGCCCGTATGCGGCCGAGCGCGCGTCCTTGAGCTGGCGCAGCAGCACGATCTGCGTCTCCAGCGCCGCGGTCGACTTGCCCGCGATCTCGGCGAGCTGCAGGTCGATCTGCGCGGCTTCGATCTTCAGGTCGAGATCCTGCTGCTCGATCTCCAGCAGCTGCGACTTCGTCGCGCCGAGCTTGCGCGTGGACAGCTCGAGGTCCGCGAGCTGGCGGCGCAGCGTCTCGTTCGTGTCGGCGTTCTTCTCGGATGCGTCGAGATCGGTGTTGATCTGGGCGACCAGCGCGTCGAACGCTGCCTTGCGCGTCTTCGCGGTCTTCTCTTCGGCGTCTCCCAGCTCGAAGATGGCCCGGATGACCTTCTGATACTCGGCTGGCCAGGTGTTCAACCCGTGGTCCACCAGCTCGTTCAGAACCTGCTGCGACTTCGTCGTTTCCTCGGTCTTGTCGCGCAGGTCGGACTGGACCTTGAGCAGCTTGGTGACGCCCTGCTCGTATTCCTTGGCGATCTGCTGTGCACTGCCGGTCTCCGGCTTCTTGTCCTGGTACTTCGCGCGGATGCCGGCGATCACCCGCTCGACCTCGACCTGCGACGCGCCGGCACGTGCGCCGAGTTCGCGCGCCTTGGCGATCTCGCGTTCGCGCTTCTCCACGTTCGTCAGCATCTGTTCCTGCAACTGCAGGAACGACGCGGTGGCGGCGACGGTGTCTTTCCGGTCGGCTTCGGCCTGGCTCACCTTGTCCAGCAGCAGCGCCTGGCGCATCAGCAGGTTGACCTGCTCCTGCGCGCCGGTGATGTCGGTCTGGAGCTTCTCTTTCGCGCCGCGGCTCTGCACCCCGATCACCGGCGTGGCGGCGCGCTGCTGCAGCTCGGCGAGCCGCTGCTGCGCGGCCCCCAGGCGATCGTCGAGCGTCTTCTCGCGCCCGATGTTGAGCATCGCGTCCCATGCGCCCTTGGCCGCGTCCTTGATCGCGAGCCATCCGCGCTCGGCGAGACCGAGACTCGCCTCGAGGTTCTTCATCCGGCCGTCCATCGCGTCGGCGTAGGCGGTGCCGGCGAGCTGCGCGGCCTGGGCGGCTTTGCCCTGGTCCTCCAGCGACTTGATCTGGCGCAGCGTGGAGGCGGTGAGGAAGTTCGTCGCGTCGTTGAGCTTGATCACCGCCTCTGTCGGCGACTTTCCCAGCTCCTCGAACTGCTTGCGCGTCTCGGCCAGCGGCGTGCCGAGCAGCCGATTCATCGACGCGGCGACGCCGGCGAACTGCTGCAGGTTCTCCGCGGCGATCTTGCCGCTGCCGGCCATCTCCACGAGCGCTGCCGCGGCCGCGCCCTGCGTCGTCGTCGCGGACTGCAGGTTGCGCGCCATCTGCGTGAGCTGCGACGAGTTCGTGCCCGCGGCGTTGCCCGACAGGATCAACGCGCGCGTGTACGCGTCGGCCTCCGCGGAGCCTTGCTTGTAGGCGACCGCGAGCGCGAGCACGCCGGCGCCCACGACCGTGTACGGGTTCACCAGGGACATCAGCGAGGCACTCAGCGCCTTCGCCGCGGGCGCGATCCCGCCGAACATGTCCTTGAGCTGGCCGCCCTGTTGAATGAACACCTGCAGCGGCGCCTGGCCGCCCGCCAGCTGCGTGACGATGTCCGTGATCTGCGGACCGACCATCCGCATGTTGTTGGCCATCTGCGCGGCCGACATGCCGGCGCCGCGCTGCAGCTCCTGCGCCTGCTTGAGCTGGTCGAGATACGGTCGCAGCGAGTCGAGGTTCGCACCGCGCGCCTGGGCGATGCTCTCGAAGTACGCCGCCGTGTCGCGACCGCCGGCGCGGGCCGCGGCGGTGACGCGCTCGATCTGGCTGACGATGCGCTGTGTGGTGCGGTCGAGCTTGTCGGCGGCGCCGTCGCTGCCGCCGCCAATCGCGCCGACCGCCTGCGACGCCTGTCCGGCCGCGGCCTTCGCGCGCGCGGCCATCCCGTCGAGCGACTTCCCTACCCGCTCGACGCCCGACTCGACGCCGGTCGAATCGACCGCCGCCTTGATGACCGCATTGCCGACGACGTTCTCAGTCACTGGCGGCTCGCATCACGTCCATCGCCTCGGCCTCGAGCACCCGCAGGTCGTCCAGCATGTCGTCCCATTCCTCGGGCGTGGACGTGGCCCGATCGATCAGCGGGTACGCGGCGTTGTAGTCGAGCCCGATCGGGCCCGCCATCCCGACGCGCCACTGCGTGTCCAGGCGCACGAAGATCCGCACGACCGCCAGGTGCTCCGGCCAGATCTCGACCGGAGGGGTTTCGTAGTCCGAGAGCTTCAGGCCCCATCGGCTGATCTCGCTGACGTTCGGCGGTCGTTCGTAGAGCGCCCGGGCTACCGCACGGAGTTTCCCAGCTTGGCGTCCTGCTGCTCGAGCGTGTAGCGCCCGAAGATCGCGTAGCCGGCGCCGGGGTAGTCCTCGAGCACGCCCGCGATCGTGTCGGCGTTGAACGGGTCCGCAAGGTCCCACCCCTTTGCCATCGCAAGCACCTGCTCGGCGGAGACGTTGTTCGGGTCGACCTTCGCCGCCCACTCGCGGAACTCGCTGCGCTTCATGCGCGCGAACGTGAACTCGACGCCGTACGTCTCCTTCTCACCTGCGATCGGAATTCCGACCGTGAGCTTGAAGGTGGGGGACAGCGTCGGCAGTACCTTGGGGGTCGTCATCTGGTGGAGTCTTCTCGGGTGGAATGTGGGGCGGGCGGCGCGCTCACGCCGCCCGCGCTTCAGGTGCCGATTACGACGTGTAGCGCGTCGGCTCGTTCAGCAGCGAGAACGTGGCCTTGACCGTCATGATCTGGCCCTTGTTCATGACGGGCACCTTGTTGAAGCTGATCGACCCGTACATGTAGATCTTCGAGCCGTCGGGCATCGAGACACGAAGAGCGTACGGGTCGCGCGAGTCCGCGGCCGCGTCGAGCGCCTGATAGCCCGCGAGCGACGGATCGTCGGCGATCTCCAGCGTGATCGTCATCGGGCTCGCCTCGGTCGGCAGCTGCGTCTGGCGGCGGCTCTCGAGGAAGCTGAATGCCGTGAACTGCATGTCTCCGCCGGACGTCGTCAGGCCGATGATCTGCGTGATCTGCGTCCAGGCCGTCACCTCCGTGAACTCTCCCGTGCCCGTCCCGGCCGGGTAGCGGTCGGTGTCGCTCGTGTTCTGCGAGACGAGCGAGAACGTGTCGGCGGAGAGCTGGTCGACCTTGTAGACCCGCTCGTTCACGTCCACCCAGCCGGACGTCACGATGCCGATGTCGTTGTCGGTGAGCCCGTGACCGACGGCCGTCGCGACCGCGGGGTTCGCGTTCGACAGGCCGGTGATATTGAAGGGAGAGCCCAGGGTCGTTCCAAGGGAGACGATCACGCCGTTCGGAAGTTTCACGCTCAAGATAGTTCCTTTCCAGCCGCTCTCGGCTGATTCAGTCGCCCGAAGGCGTTGAAGGGTTGTCCCGGTCGCGGGAGCGGAAGTTGTTCATCACGGACTCGCGGTGTCGTCGAACCAGACGCTGAAGTCCTGGCGCGTGCCGTACAGCGCCAGGTCCGGTTCGTAGGTGCCGATCGGGGCGCCGATCGCGGACACCTGCCAGGTCGTCCAGGAAACGAGGTGATCCTCGATCGCTCGCGCGAGCACCTGCACTTCGGATCGCGTCGCACCCCACGTGTTCACCTGCCAGCGCGCGTTCTTCTTCGCGATGGCGACCTGCTCCATGAACCCGACCGCCTCGCCTCCGACTTGCGCGAGCGTGACGTAGGGCAGCGTCGTTCCGTACGGCGCCGAGTCGAAGAACACGCGGTCCGATACCAGGTTGCGCAGTCGCCCGAAGAGGTCGGCTTCGACGCTCACGACGCCACCTTGAGCTTCGCGAACTCGCGCTCGAATGCGCGCATGGCCGCGTCCCTCGCGGCCTGCATCTTGGCTTCGTACGCGGGCCGCAGGAATGGGCGCGGCGCCACCCAGACGGGCGTCTGAAGCGCGACGTAGTACTGCGACTTGACCGCGAAGCTCGCGCGCCGGCCAGGGCGCGGCGTGCCGATCTTCGACGGGTGGATCATCGTGCGCCAGCGCCCGTCCTTGCTGCGCACGAGCGCGAAGTACCGCCAGTGCCCGAACTCGATCAGGTGCCCGTGCGGTGCCGACGGCAGACCCGCGCCGCGCGCGCCGCCGCGCCATGCGATGTGGTACACCGCGACCGACGGCGACGACGCGTGGGTGGCGTACGCCTGGTAGATCGAGTCGCGCAGCAGGCCCGGCTGGATCACCTTGCCGTCACGCGTCATGGTGGGCATGTCGGCGACCGGCGCGCGTGCGCGGGCCTCGTCGACGAACACCTGCGCGGCGGCCTGCGCGGCCGGTCGGATGCAGTGCTGATTCACGCCCTCGACCATCGCGCGCAGGGTTTCCTGCACGGCGCTGGTGTCTACGGTGAGGTCAAAGGCGGACATGTTCTCTCGCGATTCCCGTCAGCGGCCATCGGACGTGGCCCCCATCGAGCACAGGACGGAGAGATACGGCGCGCGCGACCCAGCGTCCAGCGGACCCACGATCGCCATCGGTTCGTCGCGCCAGCGAACCCGGTGCTGCCCGGTGAGCCCGGCCCGGTTGCGGATCGTCAGGCGGTGCGTCGCGACGGACTGCGCGGCCTGCGCACCCAGGAACTCGCGTACCGTGAGCGGCTCGACGCGCGCCCAGACCTGCACGACCGGCGTCCACGAGATCGTGATCTCGCCGGTGTCGGCCGCCCGCGTCTCGACTCGCGCATCGATCCAGACGCGCTGGTCGAGTTGCCCCGGCGACGGTGCGCGCGCCATCGACTCAGGCCAGGCCGAGCCGCAGGCGGAACGGCGTCATCAGCGCCGTCGAGCCCATCGGGATCTCGTAGTGCTGCGTGGCCTCGACGTCGGACCGGTGCTCGTACCAGTGCGCGAGCATGAGCCGCATGGCGTGCAGCAGCGACGCGGGGACCGCCTCCGGGGTCGGGCTGCCGGTGGTCGGGTAGCCGGCGGTGTACACGATCTCGATGGCGCCCGGGGTGTCGGCGACGTCCGGCCAGGCCGTGCCCACGGCGGGCGCCAGGCGCGCCGGCTGCGTGCGCGTGTCGAGTCGGTAGTCGCCGGCGGCCATCACGACGGTGGCGCCGGAGCTATCCAGGTAGCTGATCGACTCGACCTCGAGCACCGGCGAGCGCGGCAGGTCGATGACGTCCGTCCACGCGTCGACGGCGAGCTGCAGCCGCTGGTGGCGCAGCGCGCGCCCGGTGAAGCGCTCGACCTGCTCGCGCGCCACCGAGATGAACGCCGTGAGCAGATCGTCGTCGGCGTGCGACGGGGGCGACCCTTCCGCGTCGACGCGGCACTGCAGGCGCGCCGCGGCGAGCGTGAGCGGCTCGGCGTCGTCGAGGTAGGCGACAAGGAGCGGCTCGTTCACGTCTTGCGCCCGTCGAAGCCGAGCTGCGTGAGGTCGCGCCCGGACGGTCCTTCCGGTCCGCGCTCGCCGCGTGCACCGTCCTTGCCGTCGCGGCCGTCGCGCCCGCGCTTGGCCACCAGGCGCCAGGCCCGGTCGCCGTCGCCCGGGGCGTCCGGCGTCTCGCCGCGCGCGGCGCGCTGGCAGTGCCACAGAGACCCGGCCCAGGTGACCGTATCGCCGGGCTCGTAGCCGGCGTCGGCGACGTAGATGCCACGGTACAGCATGGTCGGCGAGCGCAGCTCGGCGCGCGCGGCGGCGCCGCTGGTGCGGGTGGTCGTGATCACGAGCGTGCGCTCGTCGGCCTGGGTGTGCTCGATGGCGGCCACGCCGTCCATCAGCACGAGCCACCCGGCTGCGGCCAGGTCGTCGCGCACCACAGGCTCTGTCTTGCGCATCGCGCGGATCACGCCGCCGCGGTACGCCGCCACCGTGCCGCGGGGATACGAGCGCGCCGGGTCGATCCCGGCGAGGATGTCCAGCTCGAGCGCGTCCCGGCCGTCGGCGCCGTCCTGGCCGGGCGGGCCGGCTTCGCCCTTCTCGCCGCGCGGGCCGGGGACGCCGGGTGCCCCTGGATCGCCCTTCTCGCCGCGCTCGCCCGGCGGGCCGGCCTGAGGCGCCGGTGCGCGCGCCAGCAGCTCGGAGAGCTGGTCGATCTCGCCGCGCATCTGCTCGACGCCGGTGAGCCGCTCGAGCGCCTGGTCGATCCGCGCGTTGAGCTTGGCCGAGGCGTCTCGCAGCAGGGTCGCGACCGCAGCGACGAGCTGGTCGGCGGTGGCCTTAACGTCCAGCATGTTGGATCACTCCGATCACAAGCGGCAGCATTTCGAGCATGTCCCGGTCGTCGTCATGGCCGCGAGAGATACCCTGCCCGGGGCGCGCGGGGAACGGACGGGCGAATCCGCCAACGTCGGTGGTTCCGGGGTCGTGCTCGCCAACGCCGCGGGCGGTGAGCGCGTGCAGAGTCGCGATGCCCGCACCCTCGGGGACTCCAGAGAACGTGAAGTCGCCCGCCGCGGCCGCGCCGATCGCGTGCAGCGTCGCGGATGCGGCGCCTGTGACGCCATGCACGCCGCTCGCGGTGACGCTGATCGGCCGCAGCGTCGCCAGGCCGGAGCAGGCGTAGCCGTGGGTTCCGGTGCCGGAGGCTGAGAGCGCTCGCAGCGTCGCTGCGGCCGCTGCGGTCTGACCTCGCACCCCAGCGCCAGAAGCCGAGAGCGGGCGCAGTGTTGCCGATGCAGAGCCGGATACTCCGTGCTTACCGGCGCCAGTCGCGGAAAGTCGCTGCAGGGTTGCGGAAGCTGTGCCGCTGGGGGTTACACCACCGAGCGCCGGGTCCGCAGAGAATGGCGCTTCGCTGAACGCGCCGACGCCAAGCGTCATTGCCCGATCACCACCCGGATCGTCTTGCGAAGGTACTGCGCGATGTCACGCACGGCCTGGATCACCTGCGCATTCGTCGGCGACGCCGCGCCCTCGATCTGCGTCAGGCGCGCAATCGCCGTTTTTACAGCCGACTCATCGACTCCGATGGCCGAGAATTCGGTGCGAACCGCCGCGCTTCGGCGCTCGCCGTTCAGTGGACGCAGTGCCATCAGATCACCGGCCACGTTACCGTGACCGCCTCCACTGCTGCTTGATCCGCCGCCGCGATAACTGCGTTCGACGCCGTATTGCTTGCATCGATGGTCGCGGCGATTCCGGCCTCCATCGCATCTCGCTCCGTCTGCCCGTAGACGCCGAGTGCGCGGCTTACCTGTTCCTCTGGCGGGCCGTAGCGAGCAATCAGGCGGCTCCTGCACTCAGCATTGATCGCCGCAATCTTGCTTTCTTTCGTCGCGGACAGGATTTCCGCTCCGGTAGCGATCCGGCTTGATCCGTCTCCAAGGTCGACGCGAAATGTTCCGTCGGCAAGCGCGGCAACGCCGATGCTTCCGGGAATCTGCGTCCAGAGAATGCGAACGAGCGGATTCATGCGAACACCTCCGCAATCAGTCCGTTACGGAGGTCCGAGGCGCCGTCGTCACCGATGAACGTCGGTCCGTTCGCGTTGCCCTTTTCAAGCCACGCGAGAAAGTGACGTCCAACTCCCGGCATTCCAACGAAGTGCGCGGTGTGGAGTGCCGTGATTCCGACGGCGTTCGATTCCGTAAACGCCTCGGCCGTCAGTCCGCTCGGAGCCGTTCCGCTATCGACCCCGATTCCACTGTAGGTAGCGGAAACAATGCTCTTGGAATAAGCACCGGCGTTCAAGGTGGCGCGCACCGCGTCCGTATTCAATCCCGTCACGTATGCGACCTCGTTCGACCCGGCAGATGCTCCATCAGCACGCCGCCACGATGCGGTCGAGTATGTCCACGAGTCCGCCGTGTCGACAACGCGCAGCGACCTGCGCACGCGGTTGTACATGTTCCACAGGTACCGCTTCCCGCCGACCTGTGTCGTCGTCCCGCCCTCGCTGTCCTCGGTCGCCGTCGTGCTCGTCGTGTAAAACGTTCCGAGGTAAAGCCGCGTCTTGTCGCCGCTCTTGCAATAGCGCCCGTCCTGAATCGTGATCGCCGTCGCGCGCGTAGTGTCGTTCGTCCAGACGAGCACCTCGCACGCGAGCGCCCCACTCGACAGGTACGCGAACACGTCGTACGGCTTGCCGGAACTCAGCGTCCCGAGCGCGAGCGTGTACTCGCTGAACTCGATCGGATGCCACCGATACCCATCCCACAACGTGATCACGTTGGAGACGTAAGGCGTGTAGTAGATGCTCGTCGCGCCGGTGACGTCGGACGTGGTGACCGGCGTGCCGCTCGTGAGTGTGAGTCGGCCTCCGGGCGTCGCGGCGTGCTGCGCGACTTCGGTATCGCGCGCGTCGTCCGCGCCCCACCCGAGCATCACGGTGTGCGTGCCCGCCGCGAGGGTAATCGGGCTGGTGGTTCCGCTGCTGTTGTCGAGCACCAAGGTGCGCGCGAGTGTTCCACCCGTCGCCCACGTCCCGTAGCCGCGCTCCCATGCCGTCGGCGCGCTTTCCGAGCCAGCGAGCAGCGTGTACTTGCAGAGGTTCCCGTTCCCGACGACGGAGAACGCCTGGAACCCGCTCACCGCCCCGGCCAGCGTGAGCGTGCCGGTGCCGGTGGTGGTGCTGGTCTCCTTGACGCGGTCGCGGACGACGAAGGACATGGATAACCCTATTGCCTCGGCAGGTTGATCACGAGCGACGTCACGCGAATCGGTCCCGCCGCGACGAAGCTCACGGTGTTGAATTCGAACGTCCCGCCGCCACCGGTCGCGGTCACGTCGCCGTCGAGAACGACTAGGCCATCGCCGCGCTTCAGACGCGCCCAGGCCGCGGTGCCGGTGGCGTCCGCAGACGAGTCCTCGGTGATCGTGTTCGCGGTGATGCGCGAGATGTTCGAGCCGGCGTCGGCGGCCGCGCCGAAGCTCGGGCGGCTGCACACCAGCGTGCCGAGCCGCGTGCCCGCCTCCGCGGTGTCGGGGTTCGCCGGCTGCGATGCCGTGAACACCTCGATGGTCGCGTGCTGCGGCGACCCGGAGCCCGCGTCGAGGTAGGTCACCAGCGCGTCGAGCATGTAGTTCGCCGCGGCGATGGAGATTCTGGTCTGGGCCATCGGTCAGGTTCCTATGGGGAGACGGGCTCGATCAGGAACTCTTCGATGAGCCCCTGATCGTCTCTGGAGGTCACGGTCACGCGCCAGCGCTGCGCGGGCGCGGGCGGAACCGTCACATCGACGGCCGGCGCGGCGACGTTCACCACCGGCACCGGCACCGTCACGTTCACGACCGGAGGCGGCAGCGGCTCGACGGCCTTCGCCTCCGGTTGCGGTTGCAGGCCGGGGACGTTGACGACGACGACGTTGGCCGGCAGGTCGATGTTCGGCTGCGGCGCCGTCCGCACGGCGTGCTCGACGTCACCGAGACCGCGAACGACGTCCTGCAGGTGCCCCGCCAGTTGGGTGGTGTCTCTCACAGCGTGATCTCCTGCAGGCCGGCGGTGACGTGCTCGACGAACTCGCGGGCCAGATCGGCTTCGCGCTCACGCTCGGCGAGCGCGGCTTCCGCGGCGGTGCGCGCTTCGCGCTCGGCGGCGAGTTGCCGCTCGACCTGCGCGGCCGCTTCGGCGACCCGCATGGCTTCCACGCGCACCTGCGTCATTGCCGCTTCGCGCTCGCGGAATTCGGCGGCGGCCCGGTCGCGTTCCAGCGCCGCTTCGCGCTCGCGCTCCACGGCCTCGGCCAGCTCGGCTTCCTTCTTCGCGCGCGCCTCGCGCTCGGCATCGCGTTCCTGTTCTGCGCGCAGCGCCCGTTCGGCTGTCCGGCGCGATTCCGCGTCCAGCTGCGCCAGCGAGGCGTCGCGTGCACGGATCTCGGCGTCGTGCGCCGCGCGCAGCCGCTCGACATCTGCGGCCGCCTGCTGCTGATCGGCTGGCATCGCAGGCATGGCGGGCATCGCCGGTGCGGTGGGAGCCGCCGGCGCGTCGGTCGGCGCCGAGCGCTGCGCGAGCTGCGCGAGCGACCAGTTCTGCTGCTGCATGTACGGCGTCTCGCCGCCCGCGACCGGCGCGTATCCTTCCTCGGCCCGCGCTTCGTTCGGCGCCATCCACCCAGCCCGTATCCCGCGCTCGTAGCTGTCGAACCGCGCGGCCTGGTCCATGCGCAGCAGCGAGTCCTCGTCGAGCTCGACCTCGTAGCCGATCGACTCGACACCCAGGCCGTCGTCCAGGCACGACTCCATCTGCTCGATGAGCGGCTGCAGCGTCTGGGTGTAGTACAGTCGCGTGAGGAATTCGACGTTCGACGTCGCCGGGATCGGCGCCGCGCCGATCATGAAGAGCGGCACGTGGAAGCAGCGCGCCACGTCCTCGACCGTCCAGCGCAGCTGCTCGATGAGTTGCGCGTCGGTCGCGGGGATACCCATCGGCTCGTACTTCAGGCCGCCGGCAAGCACCGCCGTCTGGCCGATCTTGTCGCCCGAGTAGTTCTCGTCCCAGCGCTTCTTCAGGTCCGCCGCGTGCTGGTCGCTCACCTGGCCCGGGTGGTACAGCAGGCCGCTCGGCCGGCTGAAGTTGCCGAAGAACTTCTCCGAGTTCTCCGCGATCTTGTTGCCCAGCCCGCCGGCGCTCGCGCACGCGGTGATCGGCGACACGCCCACCAGCGGGTGCCACAGCGCGACCATGCGGTCGTGGATGATCTCGCTGGCCGGAACGCTCACCTGGTCGGTCACCCCGGACAGGTTGTCGCTCGCGAGCTGGTAGAACACGTCGCCGCTCGGCGCCACCAGCGGCCGGCAGCGCTCCGGATGCAGCAGGTACAGCTGCACCACGATCCCGCGCGCGTCGCGCACCTTCAGCGCGTAGGCGTTGCCGTAGAGCAGCTTGGAGACCACCCACTGCTCGGCGAACTGCATCCAGGTCTGGAAGTGGTTCGGCTTGCGCAGCACCGGCCAGTAGGGCGAGGTCCGCACCACTTCGCGGTCGATGCCGTCGCGCTCCTCGATGAGCTGCGGGCACAGCATCGAGATGTGCGACGCGATCAGCGTCACGCAGGAGAAGACCGCCGAGTTCGCGAGCAGGTCGGTCCTGTTCGCCTTGACGATCCCGCGCTGCCAGGCGCCGGCGAAGCTCTCCGCGATGAAGCCGAGGAACGACGACTGCCCGCCGGCCGGGACGACCGGGGCGAGCGCGCCGGTGGGCGCGGCCTTGGCGCGCGTGATTGTCAGTCCCAGGATGTTCATGTCGCGGCTCGCAGGTCTCGGCGTGCGTAGCGCCCGCGCCCGGCTGCCTTCGGCTCGTCCTGGCCCGCGGCGTCGGCCTGGGCGGTGACGACCTTGGCGACGACGGCCGGCTTGGCGACCACCTGCGGAACCACCATCGGAGGTCGCGCGCGCCGGGCGAACCCGAGCGCGCACAGGTCCGCAGCGTCGCGCTCGAGCGCCTCGAACGCGTCGCCGTTCACGAGGCGCCGCCCGTCCACGATCAGACGGGCGGTCGCCACGAGGCGCACCTTCTCGGTCACGCGCGGACCGATCAGTACGTCACGCCGTCGATGAAGTACGCGGCGGTCGAGCGGCGCTTCAGCCAGTGAACGTAGCGCTCGGCGCGCAGGCCCACGAGGTTGTTCTGCCAGAAGCTCACCAGCGACTGCGCGCCGTCGCTCGGCGCCGAGTCCATCTGCACCGACGCCTCGCGGCTCACGTCGAGCGTGATCTGCCCGTCGTCAGCCAGCAGAACCTCGGCCGCGTCGATCAGCGCGATGTAGCTTGCCGACGGCGAGCCGTAGTCGAGCGAGACCGACTGCGACGCGATGATCGGCCGGCGGAACCACGTGCCGTTCGCCTCGATCGACGGGAACGCGAACACGTCCTGCGCGGTGCGCAGCATCGCGAGGTAGTCGACGGTGCGCGGGTTCATCACCCAGAACGCCGTGGCCATGTTCGAGTTCGCGATGTGGAAGCGATTGCGCAGCGTCGCGACGTCGGTCATGATCGCCGCCACCGTCGACCCCGTGGACGGCGTCGCCGTGACGCCGTTGAGCACCGACGCCGGCGACACGTTCGCCGAGATCGCCACCGACGGGCTGATGAACTGCTCGTCCATGAACTGGGCGATCGTCTTCAGCATGTCGGCCTGGCACACGGCGACCGCGCTCGGGCTGGAGAAGCGCACGAGCTCCTCGGTCAGCGCGATGATGACCGCGATCTTCGACCAGGGCAGCGACACCGTGTCGAACGAGAGCTTGCCCACGGGCTTGGGCTTGCCCTGCCCGACCCAGCCGGCAGTCGCACCCGCCGTCTCGCGCGCCATCCGGATGTTGAACGGCACCTGGCGCATGGACGGCGCCATCTTGCCCAGGATCGTCATCGGGCGCAGCAGTTCGATGAACTCGCCGGCCATGTCCTGGTACGGCAGCAGCGGCGCGGCCCAGGTCGAGTCCGTCGTCGTGCCGGCGGCGACCGCGGCCTTGAGCACGAGCTCGATGCGCGGGTCGTCCTTGCAGTGGTGCTTGGCCATCTCGGCCGCCTGCATCAGGTTGCCGTGGCTCGCGAGCAGCAGCATCGCGTACTTCGTGAAGGCGTGGCCGGGCGCGCTGTTCGAGCGCACCGACATGTACGGGCGCGACGCGTCACGCGCGCGCTGGCCGTCGGCGTCCGGCATGCCGGTGCCGTCCGGGGACGGAGCGCCGGGCACGGGCGTCGCCGCCGCCTGCAGGTTCTTCTGGTGGGCGCGCATGCGCACCAGGTGCTCGTCGACGCCCTTGATGTCCGCGGTCAGGCCGTCGTACTCCTCGGCTTCCGCGGCGTCGAGCGTGCGGCCTTCCTCGGCCGATTTCGACATGATCTCGGTCTGCCGGGCAACGGCCGCGACGCGTTTCG